TATAAGCTATTAATTTAATATTTGTTTCTCCAGCCTTTAAAGGTACTGCAGTTGATTGCATAATATTATTTCCATTATTAGAACTAATATTTACATTTAAAAACTTGATACCATCATCAATGCTAAACAATTCGTTTTCAACCTCTCTGAACTGTTCCTCAGTTAATAAGGGTAAATCAGCCTCAAATGACATTACACTTGGGCCTAATCTATGTGTTCTAGCATATCCACCTGTTGTAATAGATCTAGCAGAATTAGCGGATCTATTCATTGATATGTCATTAGCATATTTAAAAATTGCACTTGTAGCCATTATATATTTCTCCCTCTTACACCTTGAGTATTCTTAGTATAAGCTTTATTAGCACCACCAACCTCGGCTGAGGCAGACGATATCACGCCTTTAATTTGATCAATTGATCTTTGATCTACATTACCGCTTATATTTATATTAGTTATATTTGTATTTCCTGATTGTGAACCAACTTTATTTCTAGGTATAACAACTTCACCAGGTGTTAACATAGCAGGAACTCTATCAGTATATGGAGCACCACCAGGTACAACACCACCTTTAGCAAACCCCATGAAGCTACCGCCTCCACCACCACCACCAACTGCGGCTGTAAGTGTTGCATACAGTAGTTGTTTTTGTTTTTCTTTAGTAATTTCTTTTTCTTTATCTACTTTTTTACCAAGTAAAGCTTGAAATAATAACTCTACACCAAACTCAATAGATTTTCTTAACATAGTTTCAGCTATAGTAGCTAATATGTTTTTAAAACTATCTTTAGTAATTTGTAATAATGAGTTACCTGCTCTTATACCGTTTACCCAAGTATCACCAATTGTAGTAGCAATAGATTTAGATTCAATTCCAATATCTGCTAACGCTTCTCTTTGTTGTCTTATAGACTCAAGAGACCTTTCATTAGCTGCATTTTTCTCCATTGCATCAATTACAGTTCGACCTCTATTCTCAGCCCATGCTCTGTTTTGTGCATCAGCTACTTCTTTAACTCTGTCTAATTCAGGATTACCACCACCGTCTTCATTTAAGGTTCCTAATCCTGACGTTCTTCTAAATCTAGTTTTATTAGATTCTGCTAATTCTTTTGCTTGAGATACTTTTCTACGATCTCTAATATCTTTAACAACTTGTCTTCTATTTTCAGCAGAAGCATCGTTTTGTGCCTTAATAGATTTTGCGATAGCTGCTGTGTTATCTTCAAATCTAGAACCTTTCATGTAAGCAAATTTAGCCTCACTAGCTTCATCCCAACGACTACTTATTCCGCTTATTTTAGATTCTAATTCTTGTATTTTTTGAAAGTTTTCATCATTACCAAGACCTAAGGTTTCCCAAAATCTCCTAACTGCCAGATCAGCTTTATCCATTACCATTAGGAATGTATCTTTAATGTATTTTGCTGCGGCTTTTATTTCATCCCCAAAAGCCATCCAAGCTACTGCTCCTATTTGTAAAGCTGTAATTATTATACCTATTGGGTTTAATCTAAAGGCTACTCCTAAAGCATACATAGATTTAGTTGCAATGTTAATTGTACCTGCCATGTATATCATTGCCCTAGCAAGTTCACCAACAAATAAAGCTATTTTTATAGCTATAAATAATTTAACAGATTTTATAAGTAAATAAAAATTATCTATAACAAACTTTATAAAATTACCTAAGTTTTCAAAACCATTTGCAAGTGCTTTACCTACTCTTTTAGCTAATATTTTTAATTGTACATCATTCTTTTTAAAATCACCAACTAGTGCTACTAACTGTGCTTTAATACCACCAAATAAAGGCTCAGCAGCAGCTTGTCTAAATCTAAAGTAAGCATCTTGTACAAATGAAACTTGGGCTTCTAATGTAGTTTCAAATTCTTTTGTTGCTTTAGAAAATTGACCACCATTAGCAAATACTTCAAAGAATCTCTTTTTAGTTTCTTCAATAGATACTGTTGCACCTGCTTCAAAACCTAGCATAGCCCTAACACCTCTTTCTCTGAATACATCAGCGGCAGCAATACCACCAGCAAATGATCTTTGAATCTGTGTTGCAGTTTGAGCAAAATCAAGACCTGTAGCTGCAGCAACGTTACCTGTTACTTCTAATATTTTATTTAATTGAGCAGCGTCTTTAGATATAACGGCTAGGTTACCAGAACCTGCAGCAATAGCTTCAAGTGAGAAAGGTACTTTAGCAGCAAACGTATTCATTACTTTAAATGCCTTAGCACCTTCTGTAGCTGAATTAAATAATAGTTTAAATCTTACTTGTAGAGATTCAGTTAGTTTACCTGCAGCAAAAGTATCTTTAACAAATTTACCAATACCTAAAGTAACAGCTGCTAATCCAACACCAACACCTACCTTAAGAGTAGTTCCTAAAGCTGCAAAAGTTGCTCTTGATCTAGCTGCTGTTGCTTCTAAAAGTTGTAATCTTTTTTTAGCAAAACTAGCTGAAGTGCCTAAACCTTTTAATCCATTATTTAATCTTGCTAACTGTTGCTGTCCAGTGACGTTAGCGTGTACGTTTAGCTTTACAGTCATGTAATCCTATTTATTAAACACAATTATTTGTGTATTATTTTCGGTTAATTTTTATCCGTTAGTTACTTCAACTTCAACAAAATCAAAGTATTTTAAAAAAGCACTTTCTATAAATTTTGTTGGGGCTTGTTTTGAATGCCCATTATTAAGAAATTGAATATAAGTAACACCATTAGTTATAATAATTTCTTGTGGTTTATCTTTAGGTGTAAGTATAGTTATATTTGATGTACTACCTTGTTCACCAGTAAAATATCTTTCAGTATAACCAATATACCAAGAGTTTCTTGCTTGACCAGTATCAACAGGTGTCATTAATTTAACATCAGCAAACGCTTTTAAAGATCTAGCCCTTAATTGCTTCTCAATTTCTTTATCAAAATCTTTTTGAAGATTAATCATAGATGATCTTAAATTAATAACAGTTATTGTCATATTACTTTACCTTTATTAATACCTTTTTTAATTTTGTAACCTTGAGTACCATTGGCACCAGTGTTAACTTCTTTTTTAAGATCTTTAAATAATTCTTTTTGTTTTAAACTTTTTTGTAATTCTTTAATATATTCTTCAATCTTTTTACTATCTCGCATAAATACCTCCTAAAAGATAGGCGGTTTTATCCGCCATATCTATTATGTATTAGATTTATTTTTTACCATAGACTTCAAAGCTTCGAAGCCCGCTTTATTTTTATTAGTTTTTGCAGCTTCGCTGTTTTGTAATAATTGTAAAGAAGGAAATAACTCTTGCACATTTAAAGGTTTAGTGCCTTGATAAGTAGTTTGGGCTATTATAGCAGATCTATGATCATCTCGCCAACCATAAGGTCTTTGTTCAAAATATTTATGCCAACCATTATATTCAGTAAATGGCATAGCATGTAAATCTCTTAAACTTATACCTAATTGTAAAGCCATTTCATATTCTACTAACTCGTCTTTCCCAATTTATCACCTTTATCATCTTTAGCACCTAAGCCATTGTAAATCAGAATCTCATTTGATAATTCTGTTAATGCTTGAATAGGAAAGTTTTCAAATTCTTTATCTTTCATACCATCAGTACCAATTACAGTTGCTTTAAATATTGCACTCAGTGTTGATAAACCAGATACATCACCTTTAGCTTTATCTAAAGTTAATTGTAAATCCTTTACCCCTTTAACTGTAAGTTGTTTTATCTCTACTTCTTGTTCCAAAAATGGAACCTTTTTAGTTATATCAACTATCTTTATATGTTTCATATTATTTATCCTTATTATCTACTTCATTCTCATATGTTTTATCTACATCAATACTTTCAACCTTAACTTCTTCAGGTTTTTTATATAAATGTTTATTATTTGTTTCAAAGTCTTCCATTAACTTACGTACCTTGTGTAGTACATCAAGTGTTTCAAAGACTTCGGCTTTATTCTCAACGTCTTTCATTCTATCGTATGTTTTACGAATAGAAGTGTCTATTGCCTTTTTAATATGTAATGATGTTATTCTTAATACATAAAACTTATTAA